CTTGGAATACAACCCAGGGCCTCGGCACACAATTGCATGCCAATGCTGTCACACCAGGTTTAGCTCTTGGACCCGCTACAGCTTTGAGTCCTACTACACTTGCGTTTGTTGCATCCATGTTTAGATATTGGAGAGGTTCGTTGAAATATCGTTTGACAGTTGCGAAAACAGCTTTCCATTCAGGGCGTCTTCGAATCACTTATCATCCTGGTGTTTACCAATACTCTATTTCTAAAACGAACCAGAATGCATACAATTGGATCTTGGACTTGTCTGTGGCTTCTGAACTGGAGTTTGAAATTCCATATGTTGCTAATGTGCCTTGGAAAGAAGTTATTGTAACTGCTTTCAATGATTCCGTTAATTTGGACAAGGAGAAATTTTCAACTGGACATATCACTGTCGAAGTCCTCACTCCACTTCGTGCTGCTACAGATACTGTTGCTACAAATTGTCCTATCAATATGTGGATTTCCGCTGGTGATGACATTTCCTTTGCCATCCCAGATTTTGGAGACTACATTATTGATGACGATGCTACGCAAGCGGATCCCTTGGAAATTATGGAAGCTTTTGAAGCACAAAGTGCAAAACCCCCATATCGACCTAAGGACAAACAGTATGACCATCAACATCAGGGTCTTGCCTTCGGTAAAAGAGTGGAGCATGGTCATAGGTGTGATGTTTGTGGAAAGCATTATAGTCACACACACTCCATCAAGACTTTTGAACAATCTGTTCGATTTGGTCAAACATGTTCTGATTGCACACGATTTGATGCGCAGATTTTCAACTTTACTGCGAAGGGTGTTGAACATAATGATCAAACAACTGATTCTGCATCACAAACGTTTCCGATGTCACATATGAGTTACACCAAACCTGAGGAATTGACTATGGGAGAGAAAATTACAAATTTGCGCCAATTGATCAAAAGATTTACACCAACTGTGGAATTTCCCATTCCAAGAGAAGTTGCTAACGCACAGGGTTTCCCATACGTTGGTTACCTTCCTCTTGGCAATGACAATTTCCTTTTTAATCAGATTACAATAGATCCGGCTGATTTTGGAACAAAGAGTAATGGTAGTGCAGTTACTTATCAAACCTTGAATTTGCCTGCAGCTAGAACTTTAACAGGTCTTGTTCAAGAGTCTTCCTTCATTGTTGCTAAGTACTACCCCAATAGCAATCCACTTCACTATATTTCCAATCTTTATCGATTCTATCGTGGGGGTAGACGCTATAAATATGTTTCTGAAGCACGCAATGATGCTTTTCCTTCATCTTTTGGTCTTCGTCCAGCAGTAGCAACGTCTACAAACCCAATAGCCTACACTCAGGTTGGCGATTCTGTGAGCTACGAGAACAAAAGAACATCTGATCCTATGATTGTTTTTCGTGACTGGCAAATTTTGGAAAATGGTGATATTGAACCTCCTTTCTTGGGCACTTTTACCACCACTCGACATTTTCCCGCTTTTGAACATCTAGTCTATCCGGATTTGAATGGTGTTATTGAGTTTGAAGTGCCTTACTATTCACAACTTCCAATCTCTCTAGTTGGTGAAGGATTGGTTCAAAACACAGAAGGACCACTCATGCGCAGGTCGCTCATTAATTTGAGAATGTCTCATGATCCTAAGGGGATGGATAAACCAAACTATGATTATCCAAACACTTCTCTTGGCCCCGTGTCTTTTAATAGAGGAGGAATTCGCCCCACTTTTCCCCCTGGTCTTCTTTATGAAGCCGCAGCAGACGACTTTTCTTTTGGATATTTAGTCGGAGCCCCCAAAATTGGTAGACTCACTGCTCAACCTTAAATATCCAAAAACGCCAAAATTTTCATGTATCTTTAAAATATGTGTGATTTCCTTACATTTGAATTGTGTATAACCCTTATGGGTGGTCACTCTCGTATAACGACGCGAGAGTCCTGACTTGTTTTTATTAACATTGAACCACCCACCGGGTGGACGTAGATGTCTTTATATAATTTGTCAGGTTCAGCCCTGAGGTAATGTGTTTATTGGTGTTGTAATTCAAAGCTTAGTGTCGATTTTCAAAATTTTCTTGTTTATTGGCTTTACTCAGTCGTTCTAGACACTAACCCCT